AGTTACAGCTGTGCCTGATCCACCTAAAGTTAAGGTTGAACCACTTTGTTTATCTATTGCATCTACTTCTATTTTACTCATTAAATTACTACTAATGTTCCTGTTATTGTTTGTGTTGCTGTTATTGTAACTGGTCCTGCTAATACACCTGAATCTAAAGTTTGATCTTCAGATAAAGTTGAATTGTGTGTAACAACATAAGTTGTTGCTTCCATGACTGGTGAAATAGTTTTATTAGATGGAATTGTACAAAAAACTTCTTTTGTGCCAGATGAAAAATTTACTAAATTATTTGAATTAGTAGAAGATATAACCGTGACTCTTGATAAAGTGCCTGTGCCTGTTGTGGTTAAAGCATAACCCATACCAGAATGATATTGGCAGTACGTATATAATGTTGGTGCAGAAGCAGCTACAGTTAATTCTAATCTTCTTGTAGTTGCTGCAGCAAAACCAGATACGTAAGCAGCCTCACTAACAGCACTTCCATCTAATTTATAAACTACGCCTGTGTTATAACTTGATCCACCGCCATGTGTTCCATCTGCAGTAGTCGAAATTTTTAGTGGATGTGAATCAACTGATGAGTCATCCATATTAAAAGTATATGTAACACCTTCAGCTAAATTAATTGTAGTTTGTAAGCTACCGTCTGTATAATATTTGTTTCCACTTCCTGGATTGACAACAGTAATAGTTAAAGTAATACCAGCGTTTACAACGCCTTCTCCTACTTCAAATTCATCAGAGCCAGTATTAGTAATGCAGTAATATGTATTTTTACCTGCACCAATACCTCCGACAAACCCTACGAAGTCTTGTGAAGCACCATCTAAGGTAACTGTGCTAGTTCCAGTTGAGGTGCTTGTTTCTTTAACTCTATCGTCAATGACAATAGCCATGCACCCTCCTTAACTAATTCTTAATATTGCTGATGTTGAGTTAAAAGTTGGAAACTGAATTGTAAAAGTTCCCGCAGTTGCAGTTTTGTCTCCGCCAAAATTTAAAACAGCCACAGCTTTATTACTGTTTGATGTGTTATAAATTAATGCACCACCTACTGTTAAAGTTACTCCAGTAAATGATAATTCTGCAAAATCAACAATTGCAACTCCTGTATCTAACGAAGTTTGTTGACCAGTTAATACACCACCACCTGATGTGTACTGACCAGTGTTTCCATGTTCACCACTTGTAGTGAAAGATGTAGTTGCTGCTGATAAGTTAGCGTTACTTGCGTATAGTGCTAATTTAAAAACATCTCCACCAGATTGTAACTCATGACCACCTTCAAGTATTTCTTTTTTAAAGCTATTTGCTACTGCTTGTACTATTGCCATAATATTTCTCCTTATAAAATTGTATTCGGTGACGGAGATGCAATTTTTTGTCTTGGTACTCCATCATCGTATTCAGCTCTTCTACGTCTACCCATTTGTTGTATCGCAAAAGCCTGTAAGCCCTCATTATACCTTTCTTTATACAGTTTGTACATATCCATGGGGCCTTTAAGATAACCAAAAGCCTCGACTAACACACCATGTAAAAGCATAGCTTCTTGATATGTAGCTAAGAATGTATTGTTTGTACTTGTAAAATGTGGAGGAGTAATAATGTAATTTAGTTGTACTGCATATGCCTGATCAGGCACAGGAGCAACTACAATATTATTCTCATCCCAGTTGGCGTAGAATTTTGGCTGACCAGTAGCACCAGATCCATTAAACTCTGATATAAAACTAGTATCTCTTTTTTCCATATAAGTTCTAGCAGATGAAAGATCCGATGAAGCAAATACTTGCAATGATCTAATGACTAAAAAATCAGATGGCATTACAAGAAATCTTTTATTCGCATTGAAATTTGATGTAGAATATTTTCTTGTATCATCATAATCAACTTTACCTGCAATATCTAATTCAGTGTTTCTAATAAATTGGTCAAGTAAAGTATCAGATAGTACATTGCTATCTACTTCAGCGTAGCTTCTAATTTGAGTCAAAAAATTTGAATAAGTAATTGCCATTATGTTGTAATTGTTACACTCCCTAAAGTTATATCAAGTTGTCTTTCTCTATTTTCTTCTGACGGATTTTGTGGCACCATAGAAGCAACAGTAGTTGTAATACCATTTCCTGTAAATGACGATCTATTTACTTGAAAATCAAAGTTACCAGGCAATGAAACATTCACAACAGTTACTGCTGCACCACCTGAATCAACAAGTGTATTATCATTTGGTGCAAAAGTTGGATTTAATGATTTCATTGTTTGTGGTTGTTGAAATCTTTGTGGTCTAGTATTTTGTAATGCAATAGCATCTGCAGTGTTATATCGTCTTTGTATTTGTGGGTGTTTTGGTTCAAACTCTGAAATATGAACTAATGAACCATTCCATTCCTTCACCATTTCATTATAAGGAAAAGCTTGACCAGATCTGTCTGATATAGCTTGTGATTTACTTCCTGTTGCGTATTTTCCCATATTAACTTACCGATGGATAAAAAGTTTGTGGAGCAATGAATGTTGAAGCTCTTTGACCATCTTCATCTAATGCTCTTTTTAATTCATCTTCATATACTAATTTATTTTGTTGCACTAATTGTGGAGCTTTTTTCATAGATAAATAATAAGCAAGTCCCGCGCACATGCATGGCAAAAATCTATATGCAACATCTGCTTGATTTGTGTATGCTCCTGCATCCTCAATTCTGTTGATAGAATAATATTTAAGATGAGTGTAAGTATTTAAATCTGGGGTAATATATAAAAATATTTTTGGTAGTGTTTCTCTTTTTACATAATATTGTGATGGTTGACCTGTTGCACCTTTATTAGGTAATGCTGCATAAGCAGATCTGTCTATTTTTGTAAGAGATACATCAGTTCTTGTTCCAGTGTTATTAGCTGATGTAGATACAAAAGCTTCTAATACATCGTTTGTGTTTGCAGCCGTAGAATATTCAGCTTGACCTTCTACAAGTGCTATTGTATTTAATGTAACTTTCCAAAGATGAATACCTCTGTTACCCCATTCAGCAAATAATAAATTTAAACTTCTTCTAGCAGATCTAAGATCATAACCTGCGTTAGTTGATAAACCACATCTTTCATAACCTTCATCGATGATTTCATCTATATTTAAATCAAATGCTGTAGTTCCTGATGTTGCCATATTAGTTTAATTTTTTCTTTTTTAGTTTTCTCATCATCATAGCTTTTGCTTTTGTATTTAAACTTTTTGCATAACCAGCTAGATTTCTTCTAGTTTTTCTCATTTCTCTTACAATTGGTTTTTTACCAGCTTTTCTTGCACTAAGTAAAACAAATTGTGTCATGTCTACAAGTTTTTGACCTTTTGCTCTTTGGGTATCTAGTTTTTGTAAACCTTTCATAAATTTTTTATCTTTGAGTGAAGCTCTACCTGGATCCATCTGAGGTGCTTTTTTATATAAGTCAGCTGTTTCTTTCATAGCCTTTTTTCTAAATTGTTGGTATGGTTTTGATTTGACAGCAGCTTTCAAGCCTTTTGTAAGCAATCCTCCTAGTAACATTTTTCTATACATTATTTATTTTTAAATCCTTTCAATAAGTTACCATAATATTTTTCGTAACTTTTATTGCTTATATATTTTCCATCTATTTCAGAAGTTATATAACTTCCTATATATGGCTCTTCTTTCATTTTTGTTCCTGGAGCTTTTGATGTAGTTTCGCTGAATGCTGCTCTACCCATTGCTGCTTTAAATTTAATCCTGTGTTTGATAGCCATGTTTCTCCTTTTTGCGGTTGTACAACTTCTTAGATTGTATCACTTTTGGTTTGTAAGTTCTAGACCTTAGATTTTTAGCAATAGGATTAAACGATGTCTTTAGCTTTGCCAATAATTGGTTTATATTTAGTTTTTCCTTCACTTTTGTAGGCCCATAAGTAAGATGCTCTTGGAGTTCCTTCAATCCAGCTTGCATGAATCCATCCACTGTTGGGCTCGCCTGGAGTATAAAACTCAAGTATGAGCTGGTCTGGTGAAAGGTTTGATTTTATCCAATCAAAAAGTTCAGCATTGTCCACGCCAATACATTCGAAATCTGCCGCCTCAGCTTTTGCATGTTGGCTGTTCTGACTCGATCCTATGGCTAGGCACAGCTCTACGCTACGGAAACCGCTAGTCACCTTCACCCTGCCAAAATGATCACGCACTGGTTGAAGAATATTTTCACACAATGCTTTTAATTTTTCTACTTGTTCTGCACTAGGATTATTGTTTATACCCTTACGTATTGCAGTATCTGATTTAGTAAGCTCTGATAAAGTAAAATTACGACTTAGATTCATCTTTTTCCTCCATTTGGTAAAACATTTTATCTGTATCCTCTGTCACCATTGTTGTATCTTCTGCGTCCCAATATGTAGTTTGGACTTTATAGTCAGGCCAACTGTTATCAACAGTGTAGCTATTAACATGCCAAAGAAGACGATTATTAGGCTGACCTGCATAATTGCCGTTATCAAGAGCCAGTATATGTGCACACTTATGTTCTTGAGGTATTTCAGAATGTTCAGTGTCCAAGATGTTAGTGTCTGGGTGTGCCCAATCAACTGTGAATAAATACTTGCCACCATAAAATTTTTTATCAATGCCCATATATTTGCCATTCAAACCATCCAACCAATCAAAACAATGAACACTAGGCCAATAACTAAAACAATTCCATAATTCCAATTCTTGTACTGCCATATCTGGGACTTGATATCTTTCAAACTCTTTTTGAAAAAAAGCTGAGATAGGTAATCTCCAATAGCATGCACCATTTGGAAGCATAATGTTAAATAATAAAGCACGACCTGAAATGGAAGTAAGACCAAAGACAACACAGTCACTACTTTGTTTTTTATATTTTTCGTCCATGTCATAGAGATATTCTTTTCTAACTTTACAATATATTGGAGGTATGTTTGCGTTCAGATAAGCCATGTTTATATTTTTCTCTCCAGTAATTTTTTCTTTCTAAAAGTCTAATACGTTTTTCTAGTTTATCAAATCCTAATAATTTTTTAAGTAAATATATCATTATTCTATAATTAATTTCTTGATTGATTTTGACCCATCAATGTTATCCTCTAGCTCTGCAGAACCCTTCCAGCATTTGTAGGATACGGTTTCTGAAAACTGTCTTTCAGCTTCACGCTTGCCGCGTAAACAAATTGCCATTGACGGTTGCAAACGGGCCTCTTTGATCTCTCCGTTGACAAACATAAGTAATCCTATTACAGCTTCAATCATATTTTCTCGCGTAAATTAATATAGACAAAACTAAAATTGACACAAGTATGCCTGTAAAAAATAAACCTATCATTGTGATTTACCGTTTGTATAGCCAAGATCTCTGTTTGCATCTTTTAATCTTTCAATGTCAATTAAGACTTTGTCCATTTGTTTTGTTAAAAATTCAATATTTACTTTATTTAAAGCCATTGACTCGATGTGTTTATTTAAACGATCGGTAGTCTTGTACAAATCCTCGAGCATCATGTACTGCTCAGAATCTGCAGGCAATGAACCCATCTGTCCACGTGGCCACTTAATTCTAAATTCTGTGTTTTGTTCAACATCTTGTTCCATTATTTTTATCTTCGTATCTGCAATATTTATACGTTCTACAATTTGAAAATAACCCATGGTGCCAAGTGCTACGATTACAATCAGACTGGCAACCGTCTTCATAGGCATTTGGACGGCTGCCGATTCTGATATAGAAAGTGGTTTATTGGCCATAAATTAACCGATAAGCCATTTGTGGATTTTTTTAAAAGGCCATGAAACTATGACCCAAATCCATTTGATAATTTTTTTTACCATATCATTATCCTCCTTTATAATCGGATGTGTGCAAGTTCTACAATCGCAATCATATCCGATACATTGGTTAGTGTTAATATAAGGTCCTACTCCTTTACAATGACAAGGATGAAGACACAATGTACAATTTAGCACTTCCATCTTCTTCTAGCCTGTCTAATTCGTGAGTTAGGATCGTTTCTTGTTTTTGCTGATGCTCGTTTTAATTGTCCAAGCGATCTTGCGCAGTAAGACTTTCTACGTTTTGCAGCTTTTGATCCTTTTTTAACTTTGCCTGTTACAGCTGTTTTTAGTTTTGACCCTGGGTTTGCTCTTCTGTAAGCAGCAACTCCAGCTCTTGTCATTCCAGCACCTTTTTCTGTAGGTCTAAAATTTTTTTTATTTCTAGCAGGCATCACATCACCACCTCTTGAGTAACCCATCATTTCAAGTCCTGTTTTCATCTTCCTGCTTTCTCCTTAGAATTTTTACTCTTTGTTGCCAACACCAAACATTAAGTTTTGATGCATACTTTTCAATAAAGATAATAATTCTTTCATACATTTTACGTAAACGTAATAGTTACTCCGCCAGTTCCTGCAATAGTTGCATGGATACCGTCAATAAATAAAATACCAGAACCGGGTAAATACATATCAAGACCTTCTTCACCAAAAAGATAAGTTGCAATTATTGTGCCTGTAGCACCACCGCTTCTAAAAATAATAGATGCACTTGCACTATTACCCTTACCTTGAATAGAAGTAAGTCTTGCTCTTTTACCTGTTGCAACCATTTGTGCCGTAGCGGTTGCGTGGGCTACCGACTGATCTGATGAAAAACTTCCGCCTCCACTCATAATTATCCTGGGTTAGATGTTGTCATGTTAGGTCCTGAATACTTATCTGTCAATAAAGTCACTGCTGCAACATTTGTTACTGTTGAAGCAAAAATACCTTTTGGAAACAAGATACCATCTTCAGGAAAATTAAAATTAATTACATCACCTGTAGGAACATCAACTGTTAATAAATTAGTCCCCCCTGCTTGGCTTGTTGTATTCAAAACAACAGATCCTGCTCCGCCACCATCAGATGCAACAACAATTCCTCTTAATCTTACAGGTTGCGCTATAACAGCTGTAGCACCTGCTGCTGTAAATCTTGTTGCTTGTATATCACTTTTAAAAGCCATAAATTCTCCTAGTTCGTGGCTCCCGAAGGAGCCACTAGTTTATTATTAAGCGTCTGCAAAAGGTGTTGCAATTGTGCCGTCACCGATTAAAAGACCTTCAACCATATAAGTGTTATCAGCTGTTGCTGTAAACTTTACTCTTGAACCAATAAGACCACCTTTAGTAGCGTTACCAGTTCCAGCTTCACCGTTAAGGTTCATTACATCATTTGATGCTGCAGGTACAAAAGCTTTTTTTGCACCATCGTCTACACCAACCATAATTGAACCAACGAATTTATCTGTGCCGTCAGTTGAAATAGAACCAGTAAATTCATCTATAAAAAGAATTTCAAAAGTTGTTCCTACTGTGCTCTTGTTGTTCGGATCACTTCCTGGACCTGCTGATGCACCATCTGCAGTAGCAATGATTGTTGGAAGTGTAATTGCAGTTGGAGTTCCAACTGGGTCCATAGTCACAATTCTTCCTGCATGGTCAGCAACTGTTAAATCAGTTGCAGCAGTAAGAGCTATCACTGAACCTGGGCCGATAGATTGAAAACCATTTCTCGATCTTACTGGACCATCAAAAGTAGTGTTTGCCATAATATTCTCCTTCGTATAGCGTTAATATGTTGTCTCTATACCGTCTGCCTAGTCAGTCAACATATATTATTATTCTAGGTCTTTCTATTATACATAAAAAAAGGGGCGATGTGAACACCGCCCCTTTATG